ATGCCGTGCGCTAGGGTTTCGTTCGCCCTCTCGCAGGCGGGAGGCAAGCCACGGGCTGTGGCGCAGCTTGGTAGCGCACTTGACTGGGGGTCAAGGGGTCGCAGGTTCAAATCCTGTCAGCCCGACCGCGAATAACCGCAGGTCAGCGCGGTTCTGCGTGTATCGCTGAGCGGGGCTTGCCACCTGCTGACCGCCATTTCTGACCGCCATCAGGCAAGGGCTCCTGCGAGGGCATCGAGCGCGTCCGCCGAGACGTTGGGGGAGACGTGGCCATAGACGTCGCCGGTAATCGCCACGCTCGAGTGCCCGAGAAGTTCGGACACGACCTTCAGGGGGATGCCGTTCTCCAGCATCACGCTCGCTGCCGAGTGCCGGAGCGTGTGGAGCCCGACGTCAGGGAGCCCGGCCGTGCGGGCTGCCGCCTTCAACGCCCGCAGCGCATTCCTGGGGTCGCACGGCGTACCCGTCTCAGTCGTGAAGACGTAGCCGGTCGCGGCCCACACCGAGCCCGCTCGCAACTGCTCCTGCCGCTGCCCCGAGCGGACCTCCTGGAGGACCGTGGCCGCCGTGGGAGACATGTGCAGCACCCGCTTCGACTTCGCGGTCTTCGGCTCGGTCACGACGAGCTGGCCGTCCACCCGCGCAAGCGTGCCGCGGACCCGGATCGTGCGCTTCGTGAAGTCCACGTCCCGCCAGTGGAGTGCCAGGGCCTCACCGCGGCGCAATCCCGTGTTGACGAGCAGGTTGAACAGCGGCCGGTAGCGCGTCCCTCCAGCTGTCGCCAGCAGGTCACGAACCTGTGCTGGCGTCAGATAGGCCGCCTCCTTCGCCGTCACGGTGGGCCGCTTCACCATCGCCGCGGGATTCCGCGCCAGGGCACCATCCCGGACCGCCGTCTCCAGGACCGCCCGCAGGATCGTGTATGCCGAGCGCACCGTGGAGTCCGCAAGCCCAAGCTCTCGCCGATTCACGAGCCATGACTCCACGAATGTCGGCCGAACCTTGTCGAGGGTCATCCTGCCCAGCGGTGCCTCGACGATGTGCTTCTGCGCGATCGTCGCGTAGTTGGCCCTGGTGCTCGCTTTCAGGTCCGATGCCAGCAGCGTGGAGGTCGCCCACGTCCGGGTGAAGTCCGCCAGGGTCACCTTGCGGTCCTTCGCCGGCTGCTTCTGCTCCAGACGACGTTGGACGGTCTTCGCCTTCTCCCGGACGTCTTTCGCGGTCCTGCCGTAGATCTCTGTGCGCTTCGCCACGCCGTCCTCGGTCGTGTAGCGCAGCTGGACGACCCAGCGGCCATCCTTGCGCTGCCGGGGACTGGTGCCCTCACCGTTGCCTCGCCTGCTCACTTGGACTCGTCCTTCGTCAAGTGCGGGTAGATCATGCACACGTTGCGCTCGGCTTGCTCGAGCAGGGCGAGGTACAAGCTCATCATCGCCTTCCGGAACACGGTGTCATCGAAGGCGACCTCGCGCCCGTCGACCTCCAGGTGAAACAGAGGTGGGGGTGAATCGCTGGTCTCACCCGCAACTGCGCCATACCACAGGTTGTGCACATACTCGAAGAGCTCCGGGTCACCGGCCGCAAGCTCCAGGTGATTCGTGAACGCCTCCATGATCGTGGCCATGCTCTGGCCGAGTTGCTTGATCCCCTCGTCGCGCCTCGCCAGAATCTCCTTGCCACGCTCCTGTCGAAGGGCCTCCATCGGAGTGAGTAGGTCGTCCAGGTCGGTGTCGAACGCGCGGGCAAGCGCGAGCGCTTCGTTTAGCGTGATGCGTCGCGGTGGATCGCCCTTCTCGATCTTGAAGATCGCCGAGCCGTTGATGCTGCACCCGGTAGCCGTCATCTTCCTTGCCAGCGTCTCGTAGGACCAGCCTCGCAACTCGCGCTCGTACCGGACCCGTTCCGCGAGGTTCGTTTCATCCCGGATAGTCCGGTGTGCGTTCGGTCTCGCCATCTTCGCGGCTCCCTTCCTATATGGAATGGACTCTAGCCGCCTTGGCTTGCCTTGGCAATCCTCCGACGTCCACCATGTTCCTAACCGGACACACACGGATGCCCGTAGGAACACGGAGGAGACCACAGTGGCGCCGCTACTGCACTCGATCCCCGAGGCCCAGGCGATGCTGGGAGGGGTCAGCCGCTCGACCCTGTACGTGGAGATCCAGGCCGGCAGGATCGCGGTGGTCAAGCTCGGCCGCCGCACCTACATCGCGCACGACGAGCTGGAGCGCTACGTCCGCTCTCTCCGGCAGTCGCAGGAGGCCTCCTAATGAAGGTCTTCGGCGCGCTGCAGGTCGACCTCACCCCGGCGGTCGACGACTACGGCTTCCTCGACGCGCGGGAGGCCTGGGGGCTGCTCCCGGCGATCCCCAGCGGCGTCACCGTCGAGCTTCACCTTGGCAGAGCGAGCGCCATCATCGGCAGCTTCGGCGAGGTACTCCAAGGACTGCGTCCGGCCGGGACGGTGGTCGTCATCGGCACGAACCCCGCCGGCGTCGGCGACGTGGTCCGGCGGCTGCGGATCGCCCTCCCCGACCGGGAGGCGTCGTGATGGGACCAGAGCGAGACGATCGGCTCACTAAGGGACCCATGGGTCCCGAAGACCGGGTGACCTACCGCGACTTCAAGTGCTGGACCGGCACCGAGCTGGCCTCGACCGACTTCCCGCCGCTGCGCTGGATCGTCCCGAACCTCGTGCCGGCCGGCCTGTCCCTGCTCGTCGGAGCACCCAAGGTCGGCAAGAGCTGGGCCGCCCTCGACGTCGCCCTCGCGGTCGCCGCCGGCGGCAAGGCGCTGGGGGCCGTGTCCGTCGAGCAGGGAGACGTCCTCTTCCTCGCCCTCGAAGACGGCCCGGCCCGCGTCGCCGACCGTCAAGACCTCCTGCTCGGTGGCCAGCCCGCCTCCGATGCGTTCCACGTCTACACTGAGTGGCCGCGCGGGGTCCCTGCCGCTCGCGCCGCGTGGGACTGGTGCAAGGACCACCCCGGCGCCCGGCTCGTCGTCGTCGACACGCTCGCTCGCGTCCGGCCGCAGCAGGGCCGCGGCGCCAACGCCTACGCCGAGGACACCTCGGCGCTCGTGCCCTGGCAGAAGCTCGGCGAGCACTACAAGGTGGCCGTCGTCATCGTTCACCACGATCGCAAGGCCGGCGACGGTGGCGACTTCGTCGACGCCGTCTCGGGCACCCACGGCCTGGCCGGCGTGGCCGACTCCACCCTGGTCCTGGGCCGGGCGCGGATGGAGGACTACGGGACGTTGCGGCTGACCGGCCGAGACGTCATCGAGCGGGAGGTCACCCTTCGCCGAGCGGGGCCGGCGTGGATGATGCACGACGGACCGATTCCTGACCCCGACCTCGGCGGGACGTCCGCGGCCATCCTGACCTTCATCGCCGCACAGGCCGAGCCCGTCAGTCCGGCCTCGGTCGCCCTCGGCATCGGCGAGAAGCACGACACCGTCAAGCGCACGATGGCGCGGCTCGTGGAGTCCGGGCGTCTCGTCAAGAGGGGACGCGGCTCCTATACGAACCCTGTCCCCTCCGTCCCCTCTGTCCCGTTCGACGAGGACGACCAATGACAAGGGGACAGAGGGGACGGAGGGGACAGCCCTCTAAGGGGACCGCTGTCCCCTACCTGGACGGCCTGCACGGTGGCAGAACTCCAGATGGAGTTCTGCCAGATCGCATCCTCGGCGGCTGCCCCGACTGTGCCGCGTACCAGACCCTCGACGCCAGGCTCGCGCCGCTCTACCAGCTCACCGTCCACCACGACGACACCTGCCCGGCGTATCGGCGGGTGAGGGACAAGCGATGACCCTCCGACCCTGCCTCGGCTGCGGCGAGCCGTCACCGGCCTCCTGGTGCCTCGCCTGCCGTCCTCCCGAGAACAAGCCCAGCGCCACCGCACGCGGCTACGACTGGGCCTGGCAGAAGCTCTCCACCCGAGCGCGACGCATCCAGCCCTGGTGCCTCGACTGCGGCACGACCGTGGACTTGACCACCGACCACTCGACGCAGGCGTGGGCACGCAAGGCAGCCGGGCTGCCCATCCGGCTGTCCGACGTCGCCGTCGTCTGCCGGCCCTGCAACAGCCGCCGAGGACGAGCCCGACCCACGGGGGACACCCCGACCCGAGGCCCTTCCGGACCGGATCCCAAGGCACGGAGTGGGTTACACACCTCCGGGGGGTATGCGTGAAGGCCGGTCCCAAGGCTGCTGCTGACTCCTCTGCGCTGCCGTTCCGTCCGCGGGTGGAGGGTGCTGCTCGGTTCGCGAAGTTCTGCGAGCGGTTCGTCGTGACGCCGAAAGGCACTGGGGCGAGGAGGCCGATGCGACTGCGCCCGTGGCAGGCGGGCCTCGTCGGCACCATCTTGGATGACCCGCGCCCGAAGCTGGCCCTGTGGGTGCTTCCTCGAGGCTCGGGGAAGTCGACCCTGACGGCAGCGTTGGCGTTGCATCACGTCTTCGACTCCGGCGTGGAGGGTGCTCGGGCTGTGGTCGTGGCTCAGGACGAGCGCTCTGCGTTGCGGATGCTGGCGACCGCTACCCGGATGGTGGAGCTGAACGAGGATCTGGCCTCTCGTTGTCGGGTGTACCGCGACCGCATCGTCGTCGAGCGCACCGACTCCCAGATCGTGGCCCTTCCCGGTGAGGCACACCGGATCGAGGGCGAGGACGCCAGCCTGGCTATCTGCGACGAGGTCGGCGTCGTGCGCCGTGACGCCTACGAGTCCCTGCTGCACTCGACCGGGAAGCGGGAGACCTCGCAGCTGCTGGCGATCGGCACCCCCAGCCCGCCGTCGTGGCGTGAGCTGTCTCCGATGCTCGACCTCGTGCTGGACGGCCGAGCCAGCCCGTCCGAGGACTACCGGCTGGTGGAGTTCGGTGGCGACATCACCCACCCCGTGGACTGCCAGCACTGCTGGGAGAGCGCGAATCCTGGCTTGGATGACCTCGTCTCGCGTGAGCACATGCGAGCGGCGCTGCCGCCGAGGAGCCGTGAGTCAGAGTTCCGCCGCGCTCGCCTGGCGCAGTGGGTCGAGCAGGACGACGCGGCGTTCCTGCCGCCCGGCCTGTGGGGCGGCCTGGACACCGGACAGCCGGTCCCGGACGGCTGCGACGTGGTGATCGCGCTGGACGGCAGCTTCAACGGCGACGCGACCGCACTGCTCGTCGCCACCGTCGACCAGCACCCGCACGTGGACAAGCTCGGCGTGTGGACCCCACCGGATGAGTCCCCGAACTACCGGGTGCCCATCCTGGAGGTTGAGCAGGCGATCCGGGACGCGGCCAAACGATGGAACGTCGTGGAGGTCATCGCCGACCCGTTCAGGTGGGCGCGTTCGCTGCAGCTGCTGGAGTCCGAGGGGCTGCCGGTCGTGGAGTTCAACCAGAACCCGGCCCGCCTGACCCCGGCGACGACCGACGCCTACCAAGCCTGCCTCAACGGGGAGATCACCCACTCCGGCGACAAGGACCTGGCGTTGCACGTCGGCAACGCCACGGTCACCGAGGACGCGCGAGGCAGCCGCCTGGCGAAGGAGAAACGCGGGTCACGTCGTCGCATCGACCTGGCTGTCTGCCTCGTGATGGCTCACAGCCGCGCCACCTGGCGCGCCACCCGCAAACCGGCCAGACGGCGCGTCGCGTCGTTCGCCCGATAGGAGAGACACGATGCCCGACCTGAACACCTTGACCGCCACCTTGCAGCTGCTCGACGCGGACGCCGGCCGCTACGGGGCGCTGGCCGCGTACTACGAGGGCCGGCAGCCGCTGACGTTCCTCTCACCGCAGGCCAGGACCTCGCTGAACAACCGGCTCACGTCGGTGTCGGTGAACGTGCCCCGGCTGCTCGTCGACTCCATCGCGGAACGGCTGCGGGTCACCGGCTTCACCAGCCCGCAGGTGTGGGCCGACTGGCTCGCGGGCGGCATGGACACGATGAGTCACGTGGCGCACCGTGAGGCGCTGCTGCTCGGTGACGCCTACGTCATTGTGTGGGCGGCCGGCGACGGCTCCCCGCAGGTGAGCGTGGAGTCCGCCACTGAGGTGGCTGTGACCACCGACCCGGCCACGAGGGCTGTCACCAGCGCGGTGAAGCGGTGGGAGGCCGGCGGCGCCACTCATGCCGTCTGGTACGGCCCGCAGGAGATCGTGCGCTACAAGGCCAACGGCCCCGGCGCGACCACCACCGGGTTCCAGGTCGTGAAGCGGCTGGCGAACCCGCTGGGCCGCCCGCCCGTGGTGCACCTGCGCAACGGGGATCGGCTGCTGACCCGCGGCGTGTCCGAGATGGCCGACGTGCTCTCGCTGGCCGACGCCCTCGTCAAGCTCACCACCGACATGCTCACCGCCTCCGAGTACGCCGCCCGCCCGCGACGGTGGGCGACCGGCATCGAGCTCACGGAGGACGCCGAGGGCAACGCCGTCAACCCGTTCCCGGAGACCGACCGGATGATGGTCAACGAGGCCCCCGAGGGGAAGTTCGGGCAGCTACCCGCGGCGGACCTCGCCGGCTACGAGAACGCCGTCGGGGTGATCATGCGCCAGATCTCTGCCGTGTCCGGGCTGCCCGAGCACCTGCTCGGCATCGGCGGGGACAACCCGACCTCCGCCGACGCGATCCGCGCCAGCGAGGCCGCGCTCACCGCGAAGGCCGAAGCCCGGCAGGGCACCTTCGGGAAGGCGTGGCGTGAGGTCGCCCAGCTGATGACGGCCGTGCGCGCCGGCGCCGACCCGGCCGGCGTCGACGTGGCCGTGACGTGGGCCGACCCGTCAACCCGATCCGTGGCCCAGGAAGCCGACGCCGTGGTCAAGCTGTACGCCGTCGGTCTGCTGCCCGCCACCTACGCGCTGAAGCGGCTCGGGTACGACGACGACCAGATCAGGCAGATTCGCCTAGCACGGACCACCGACAACCTCGACAACATCGACCTCGGGAGCGTGCTCCGATGACCCTCACCCCGACGAGCAGCGAGCCCTACACGCATGCCAGGTTCGCCCGCGAATGGCAAGCTGCGTGCGACAAGCTGACCAACTACTACACCCGTCGCGCCCTAGCTCTGCTCACCGCCTGGCAGGCCGGGACGCTCACCACCGCCGCCTGGTCGGCCGGCCTCACCCGACTCCTGCTCGACGCCGTAGGAGTCGGCACCGGAGTAGGCGACGGGCTCGCCTCCCGCGTGCTCTACCTCGCCCACGGCCGCGACGTGCTGCCCATCCTGGAGCGGGTGCCGGACATTCCGGCCGAGCTGGCCCGCCTCTCCTCAGCCGTCGACACCCTCGTCGTCGCACTCGACACCCCCGACGAGGAGGAGCCGGACCTGGCACCCCGCGTGCGGCGCATCGCCGCCAACGAGCCCGTCAACGCCGCCCAGCAGGCCGCCGTCAAGGCGTACCACGCCCACGGCGTCACCGGCTACCGGCGCGGCCTCGACGCCGACCCCTGCGAGCTGTGCGTCTGGCTCGCCAAGAAGCACCTGGACCCGCTCGGGTACGTCTACCCCAGCGACAAGCCGATGTACAAGCACCCCGGATGCCAATGCGTCCCGATCCCCGCCACGAAAGAGAGCACACCATGACCGAGCAGCAGACCGACACGACCTGGCGGGATGGAGATCCAGACCGGATTTCCAAGCCCGAGGACGTCGTCGACGAGACCGAGCAGACCGGCGAGACCACCGACGAGCAGGCCGAGCCGGAGACGTTCCCCCGCGAGTACGTCCAGCAGCTCCGCGACGAGAACGCCAAGTACCGACAGCGAGCAGGCCGCTCCGACGACCTCGCCGCCCGCCTGCACACCGCCCTGGTCACCGCCACCGGCCGCCTCGCCGACCCGTCCGACCTGCCCTACGACGAGGCCCACGTCGACGACGCGGAAGCACTCGCCGCCGCGATCGACGACCTCATCGCGAGGAAGCCGCACCTTGCCACTCGCAGGCCGTCCGGCGACGTCGGGCAGGGCGCGACGCCCGACGTCGGTAGCGTCAGCCTCGCGGGCATTCTCCGCAACGCCGCAAACTGAAAGGGGCCGACGTGTCAAACCGAGACGAGGACATCCTCGCCGAGCTGCAGAACATCTCCTTCGTACTGGGAGACCTCAACGCGATCCGCAACGGAGAGTATGACCCACCGCGCGGCGCGGACCCCTCGAGCCGACGGGTCCGCGCCACTCCGGACGACATCTACAACACCCTGAAGACGATCGTCGGCCTCTTGGAGCGCCAGAACACCATGATCTACAACATCGGCTTGAATGCCGATCAGGGCGATGAGTACTGGGCCAAGCAGAACCGGGACGCCTGATACCGGCCCGGGGTATACAATGAAGGGGTAGGGCCTGGCGCCCTGCCCCTTCGTTGTGGTCCGGGCGACCAGCGAGAACCCTCACCCGTTCTCAAGTCTGGAGCCATCCCATGCCCGCAAGTACCGCCACCGCCCCCGAGCTGACCCACCAGCAGGTACAGGCGATCCTCGTTCTGCCCCTCGAGGCCAAGAGCGTCTTCCTCGCCGCCGGCCCCCGCATCTTCGACACCGACGGCTCACAGGTCCGCATCCCGAAGATGGGCGCCGCGACCTCACCGGACTGGATCGGGGAGAACGAGCTCATCACCGAGAAGGAAGTCGACTTCAACGAGGTCACCCTCCTGCCCTCGACGATGAAGTCCGTCAAGACCCTCACCCGGTACAGCAACGAGCTCGCCCGTCAGTCCGTCGTCGCCCTCGACGCCGCCCTGCGCGACCGCCTCGTGACGGACGTCGCGAACAAGATCGACACGCAGTTCATGTCCGCCTCCGGCGACGGGATCACCACCCCCAAGGGCCTGTTCGCCTACACGGGCGTGCAGAACGTCCCCGTCGCCGGCGCCGTCACCCTGGACCACCTGCTCACCGCCTGGGGCCTGGCGCTCGCCGCGAACGTCGACATGTCCCGGCTGCGCTGGGTGATGACCCCGCGCGAGTTCACCGCCCTGCGCAAGGTCAAGGACAGCCAGCAGCGCTACCAGCTGCAGCCCGACCCGACCCAAGACGGCGTGTTCCGCCTGTTCGGCGCCCCGGTGACCGTCACCGCACGAGTCCCCGACACGACCGGAACCACCCCGACCGGGCGGGCCGCGCTCGTCGACTTCTCCCAGATCGCCGTCGCTCGCGACCTGGCCCCGTCCGTGAAGGTGCTCACCGAGCGTTACGCCGACTTCGACCAGCAGGCGATCCGTGTCGTCGCCCGCTACGACGCGGCGCCGCTGAACCCGCAGGCCGTCGTCACCCTGACCGGCATCACCATCGCCTGATGGTCCTGCCCCAGGACGTAGCGGACTTCCTCGGCCAGGGCGACGATGCCACCGTTGTCGCCCTGGCCGGGGAGCACCTGCCCATCGTTACCGCGATGGCCCGCGCGTACACCCGCGGCAACGGCTTCACCGGCCTGACACCGAACGACGACGTCGCGGCCGTCCTCGTTACCGCCACCGCACGCCTGATGGCCAACCCCGAGCAGATCGAGGCCCGGACGGGGGAGGTCTTCATCCGCGGTGGGTTCACCGGCTGGAGCCTCGCTGAGACGTTCGTCCTCAACCGCTACCGGGCGAGGGCGCGATGATCCTGCGCGACCGGGCCGAGGTCTACACCGGAGGCGGCACTGACCGCTTCGGCGCCGTGATCCCCGTCGTCAGCCAAGGCACCCACCCCTGCTCGGTGCATCCCGTGCGCTCCGACGAGGTCATCTCCCACGCGGGCACCACCGTCAGCCGCTACTACAGGGTGATCGTCGGCCGCCGCACGCCGACCCCGACCGGAACCGGCGGCTACGTCTTGTGGCGGGGGATCAAGCTCACCGTCTACGGCGACGTCGAGCAGCACAACCTCCGAGGCCGGCTGCATCACCGGGAGTTCACCGGCAAGGCGGTCTGAGGTCTACTTCATCTCGTGAACACGACCTCCGCGGAGGGGGGGGCTTTGACCGCCATTCTGACCGCCACGGGCCGTCGTCCGAGAGAGTCCATACTGGTCCGCCGATGAGATAACCGCAGGTCACGGACACGCAGGGACAACTGTGGACGTATGGCCGATCCCTGGGGGTCAAGGGGTCGCAGGTTCAAATCCTGTCAGCCCGACCACATAAGTCCAGGTCAAAGGGTTTCGTCCGTGACAGAGACCTGCAGCTCGGCGCGATGCCCCATGAGCCGAGTATGCCGTCGG